TATTATCGTATTAACGGTATGCTTAACAACACACAATATAATCAAGATAATACGGTTAATATTCAATATAATGAGCTTAAAGTATTAGATACACAAACATTATTAGATAAGGTTAAACAACTTACAGAAGCTATACATAATAATACATAGTATTATATTACTTATATTAGTATATATAGTATTATTATACTTAATATATTCTTACAACAAGCTATTATAGGCTATTATTAGCTTACAATAGCATTATTTAGCTTCAAATACACATCGCACAATAAATAATGTACGATGTCTCTAGGCTACTACCACCCCCACCCCTATCAATCCAATAAGGATACCCCCCTACCCACACGAGCTAGGTATCATTAAATTAAATTGACATCAGACAAAACTACGCGTAGTAAAATTAGAAACTAATATACCCTATAATAATCATTCATATGTAGTTCATCTTTGTATGGTAATATCTCCTTCTTAAAAAGAACCAACTGGGTTTACCCGGTTTAATGGTTCTTTTTATTGTCCCCCCCGTGCGCTCATCGGAATGAGCGTCCCCCCCAAGGGGGACGGAGAGAAAACTCTATTCAAAGAAAGAAAAAAAGAAAGATAAGCCCCCCGCCGGATTTGTGCGTTTTAATCGCGGTTACCGGAATAACAACTCTCCGCACTATCATTCTGAGTCTGCATCCCAATTCCAATGGGCATCCACTCCACTTTTAAAAAACGGTGCGGTAAGTTAAGGAACTAGTTTGATTTGTCTTTCATAAAGTCGAATTTGTGTTGTTCGGGTTGGGAGAGTCTATATTTCTCGTAATCGTCTTCGCAGGTAAACAGGGGGTCACAGGGGCAGTGGCATTCACTACAGACATACCACCAGAGGTTATTGTTGTGTTTTAGTTCTGCCTTGGCACGGCAGCAGGCTGATAATACATCCATAAAAAAACCAGCTTATAAAGCTTTGGAAGCTGGAAGCCTCGTGTCAAGGCGGCTTCCGCAGCTATATAAACTGGTGACACGACATTTCCAACTATGTATTATAAACCTTCTTGTCAAATAATGCTACAATGTAATTATGAAACTCCCTAAACAGAAGATAAAACAGCTTCAGGAATTGGATAATCTGACCGGAGTTGATGATGAAAGTTTAGGAAAATCGGCGACCCAGGAGTTGATGAAAGAACAGGATGTTATCCAAAAACAGGAAGAATCCCAGGAACTCCAGTTGTTGACTGACGCCCGGAAAAGTAAACCCAACTATAACCGCCTGATTGCTTTTCTTCTTCTTAAAAGGTTAAAGTACGTGGAATGGCATAACTGGTCTTATCTGGTAGCCCCTACCGATAAGGGGGTGGTTCTGGAAATAGTCTCCCCCGCCAAAAGGTATTTCCGGTCTGCGTTTGAAACTACCGGTGAAGCCAAGTATGATTTGAATGCGGTTAATCTGTATGGGCAACGGGCTCAGGATACTATTGAACATTATGGACGACCCCAAAGTTAAAGAGGAGTTAATCAAGAAGATACTGGAACTGGAAGCCATCCAGAAGGAAATGCAGTCCCGCAAGTATTTAAGTAACCTGTTTGCCTTTAATCGGGACATTCTGCATGTCGAGGATGGTTTAAACATGGTGCATCTGGCTCCTTTCCATCAGGAGATGTGTGATTTCATCATGAAACCCACTAACAAGAAGCTGATGTTAATTCCCCGGGGACATCTTAAGAGTACGTTAATCACGGTTGGATATAGTTTGTTACGGATTGCCCAGAATCCTAACATCAGAATCCTCATCGCCAATGCCACTTATGATATGGCCTGTTCTTTTCTGTCCCAAATTAAAAAACATATCATGTACAACCCGACTTTCAGGGAATGGTATGGGGACTTATCCACTAATGCCCAGAAGTGGTCGGAGAACATGATAACCATTCCCAAGACCACCAACTTCTCCAAAAAGGAAGCCACTGTGACGACTTACGGTATGGGAGGTAACCTGGTCTCTCAGCACTATGATTTGATAATCGGCGATGACTTAATCAACCGGGATTTTATTAATACCCAGGAGCAGATAACCAAGACAATCCTTTTCTACAAGGACAGTTTGGATTTGCTTGAACCGACGGGCCAGTTCATTATCATCGGCACCCGCTGGGCAGACAGCGACCTTTACGGGTGGCTCATGGATAAGGGCAATCCCGAACAGACCTACAAGAGTTTTGACTTCATGGTGAAACAGGCTTATACGGGTAATTTGGAAACCGGGGAAAACCTGTCCATTTTATTTCCCGATAAGTTTACTCCTGATGTTTTAAAGACCCTCAAGATGGAAAAGGGACCGATAGAGTTTAGTGCCCAGTATATGAACGAACCTTTACCCCAGGAAAGTGCTAAGTTTAAGGTAGACTGGTTTAAACGGACGCTGGAGGATGAGCTTAGGGTTAGGGAAATAAATTACTTCACCATGGTTGACCCGGCCATCGGTCAGCGGAAAGAAAGCGATAAGACTGCCATAGTGACTATTGGGGTAGACCAGTATAACAACTGGTTTGTCAGGAATATCATCTGGGGACAATTCCTACCCAATGAAATTATTGACCGGATATTCTGGAACTTTGAGGCATTCCATCCCTTAAAGATTGGGGTGGAATTGACGGCGTATCAGAAGAGTCTTCAGTATGCCCTGATTGACGAAATGCGGCGTAGAAACATTTTCCTGCCTATAGTAGAATTAAAAGCAGAGAGAAGTAAAATGGAACGCATCGAGGGATTGGTTCCCCGTTATGCCAACGGGACCATCTTCCATCTGGAACAGTGTCCGTTTATCGAGCAGTTGGAGGAGGAACTGATGCGCTATCCGGTGGGGAAGCATGATGACATTATTGATGCCCTGGCGTATGGTTTGCAGATAGCCCATCAAGCCAGAAACCCGGAGACTGCCCAAAGGCATCAACACCATCATGGTAGCCGTTATTTATATTAACTAGGGAATGAAATGAACTAAGTCATCTTATGAATAAAGCATTATTAAAAGGTCAAAAGGATATTGGGGAGATTCGGAGTGTTTATAATCCCGAAGGTGACGAGCTGACAACCCTTAGATATGTCTATGACCGTTATTACAAGATGCAGGATAACCGGATGTCCGGTCCCATTAATTACGACAGTTTATGGGATAAGTGCGAGAAACAATGGGACGCCTGGCGTCCGCCCCGGGATGCCGATGACTGGCAATCCGATATCTATATTCCTATAACTACTTCGGTGATTGAAGCCCAGCTTTCGGAGATAATCGAACAGGAGTTGATGCCCTGGATAGTGGAGAAGGGGCCGAAGGACCAAGCTAAAGCCCGGGTAATGAATGCTATCATGGAGTATACCTGGGAAACTTCCAAGAGTAACGTGGCTCTGTTTGATATTTTAAAGGATGCCCTAATTTATGGCACCGGTATCGGTCAGGAGTATTATTGGAAACAACCTCGGACGATTAAGGATGAGAAGGGTAAGGAACAGACGACTCTGGAATATGACGACTGTTATCTGGAGCCGGTTCGGTTATATGATTTCTTTGTGGATGAACGGGCCAGGTCATTTACCGGTCCCTTCCAGGCCAATGACTGTATCCGCCGGTATATTATGGATATTGATGATTTTCTGACGTTCTTTTCCGGGAAAGTCTGGGACCCGTTGGGAAACGCTAAGTTAGTTAGGCCCGGAGGGGATACTAATTACTACGAGTTTTACCATCCCCCGGAAAGGTTGGAGAAGGATAGGGAAGTTGAAGTTCTCTGGTATTGGAATAAACCCCAGGATTTACTAGCGATTGTAGCTAACGACGTGATGGTGAAGATGGGACCTAACCCTTATAAGCACAAGCAGTTACCGTTTGTCCGGGTGGTTGACGTAAAACGGCCTTACCAGTTCTACGGTAAGGGTGAAGCGGAACTTTTAAGTAGTCTTCAGGAGGAAACCAATATCCTGCGGCGGATGGTAATAGACCGAAATCATCTGGATTTAGACAAACAGGTATTCGTTTCCGATACCCTAAACATTGAGGATGAGGATACGGTAGCCCGTCCGCATGGGGTAACGCCGGTGGGTGATGTTAACCAGATTAAATTTGCCGAATATGGGGATATTGCCCAGTCGGTTTTCAAGTCGATTGACTTAATTACTGACGATAAGGTGCGGGTAACGGGGATGGATGAGCGCCAACAGTCGGTTTCCACATCAGGAACGGCTACCGAAGCGGCAATTCTCAAGGAAGCGACCCTGAAACGCATCAATATGAAGATTTGGCAGATGAAATATGATACATTGGTTGATATTGGGAGATTGCGGGTCCAGAATATCGTTCAGTTTTACTCCACTCCGAAATTATTTGCCCTGACAAATAATAAGGATGTGGCGGAAGCCCAGGCAAACGGGTCATTGGTTAAAGTAAACGGGAAAAATTACAGTGCCCAGTACCGTTCCGTCAGGTTAAAGGACCAGGCATTCCAGGTAAACGGTCAGACCAAACAGCCGGAAATCATTCCGGCCAAGGGTTTTACTTTCTTTGATGCCAAACCGGAATGGTTTTTGCCCCAACACGGCGGTTATGACATCAGATTTAAGACGACTACCCCGGTGCCTTTATCAAAACCCTTGCAACAGCAGAAAGTGGATGAGATGTATGACCGTTTAATCAAAAATCCGACGGTTGACCCCTGGAAACTGGCGGATGCCGAGATAAGAAGCCGGGATATGGACCCGGACGACTTCAAGAAACAGGCAGCGGGTACACAACCGCAGGGACTTGACCTGCAAAAGGTAATTAATCTGGCCGGTATTGAGAATTCGCAGATGATGGACGGCAAGAATATTGGTCCTACTCCTTATGCACCTGTCGTTCATACCCAGCTCCATGTGGAATACATGAAATCGGATGATTTTAAGAAGTTAGCAAGTGACCAGGTCATGAAAATATTCGGGGTTCATGTCCAGGGAGAGTTAATGGCGCAAAAAGCTAGAGGTGGACAGGCTGGAGCCATGGGACAGCCCGGACAACCCCAACCGGGAATGCCGGGAGTGGGTGCCACCATGGGTTCAACGGATGGAGCAATAAATGCCAGCGAACAGGATGTCGTACCGGGCAGTATTTCAGGCGGTGACCAGGCCCCGGCAGCTGGAGCGATGGAACCACCCAGAGGTCAGGGACAATAATATGGAAAAAAAGAAACCGGAAAAGATTCCCAGTCTGAAAAGCGAACATCGGGAGATGTTAGCAAAGTTGGCATCCCGTCCCGAGTTTAAGGCGTTGGAACATCTTTGCCGGATAGAAGAACATAATATCGTTATCCAGGCATTTAAGATTAACTCTAGTGATATAGATTTATCCCGTAAGAAAGCCTGGATGGAAGGACGGTTATGGGAACTTCGCAAGATTCTTCGTACTTTTGATGAATCCAAAAAGGGGAAAGATGATGAGGAGTAACTATGGATTTGCAGAAACTTATCTTGCAATATCTTGCTAGTGTTGGGGGTAGGTTAAATAACCAGGTAGTAACTCCGGTAATGCGGGCATTGGTAAATAAGGATTATGCGATTGTTAGTCCTTCAGCAACTCCAACTGCAATGCCATCTTCGACCCCTACGATGACTCCCAGTCCCACTCCGACTCCATCAGTGAACATCGGTCAGGCATATCAGTCAGGGGGTATTGTCCCGTCAGTAAGTAATATTCCCTTACAGTCTCCCAGTGCGACTCCAACTCCGGCTCCATCTCCATTGGCTTCGATATTACAGAAAGGGTTTCAGCATTGGGGAAATCCTCCGGCGGCAACTTTATCGGGAGTAATGGCAGATGAAATTCAGAAGTACCCGGAGTTAAAAACGGTGGCCCAAAAACATCCTGAATTATTGGCGGTAATTTCGCTTTTGGAAACCGGTGGAGGTAGACATATGCCGCCGGAGTATAACCCGGAATTTCCCGGTGCGGTAACAAATGAAAATCGGCAATACAATATGTGGAATTGGGGGACTAATCCGGCTTATGGATTTAATCCGTCTTCGTTTCGGGATGTGATTTCCAAAGTAGCTCAGGGGATTGCTACAAAACCCCAGTTTGCGGATTTTAGAAAGTCAGGTGATATAGCGGATTTGGCAAAAGTCTATTCTCCGTCTTCAAAGACTAATCCGCAGGGTGGGGATACTTATGTGAATAATTATAATTCCATTGCCAGTTGGTTTAAGTAGGGGGTGATAGAATGAAAAGAATCAGGAAGCCCAAAATCAAAAAGATAAAAACGAAGGGTGTACGTAAAGTTACATTAGTAAAACGACCTACATTAAAATTTAAAAGGAGATAATATGCCACTCACAAAAAAAGGTAAAAAGATAGTGAAAAAAATGCAGAAGACTTATGGTAAGAAAAAAGGTAAGTCAGTTTTTTATGCTAGTATTAATAAAGGTAAAATAAAAGGTGCCCATAAGGGTAAGAAAGGAAAATAGTATGAGTATGCAAATTAAATTAGCCCGGTTAAAAGCCGGAACTAAAGGTCAAAACCAAAAAAGAGATGGTGGAAAACCACCCCATTTTAAAAATACGAAGAAATACCAGTCGGGTAGATAACTTGAAAGTTTAGAAATTAACCCGTACACTTAAGTTAACCATGTTGATGGAGAATTCACCAACGAGAGGAGGTGAACCCTATATGACAGATGATACAGGAATAAAAGAAATTGCCCCTTCCAACGGCTCAGAGAAGGACAAGCAGACTAAAGAGCATGAAAATCCAGACGAATGGAAGTCTGTAGTAGGAGATAAGTTTAAATCTCCGACGGATGTAGCTAAGGCTTATAAAGAATTGGAAAAGAAATTGGGAGAATCGAGCGAAGAAATTCGCAAGACCCGAGAATTTGCCGAGGTCATTAACCCTCTTTTGGAAGAGATAAGAAATGACCCAAAACTGTTTGCCGAACTTGACGAACGGTTACGCAAAAAAGCCAATCCAGATAAAGACAAAAAGCCTGATGCTGATAAGGATTCAAAGGCGACGGAAAAGGATGAAATCAGAATTGCGGCCTCAGACTTGATAATAGCTAAGTTTGAAAAAGACCACAGTATAGATACGTTGCCAGCCGATGAACGCAAAGATTTACGCCGAAGAATTGGCGATGAAATCTTTGAGCTTACGGGAAAGACTCTAGCTAACTTAGACTTAAGAAGGTTAGGGCCGACTTTGGAGAAAGTAATTGGCTATGTCCTAGCCAACAAAGACAATCCGATTAATAAGTCGACGCTGGAAGCTCTAACGTCAGCTCACGGAAACGATGAAGGCGCAATTTCGAGTATTCGTTCCTCAAAAGGCGAATCCGAAGAAAGCCTCACTCCTGAAGAAGCTAATGTCGCTGAAAAGTTAGGCCTTACCCGAAAACAATACTTGGAAGGCAAGAAATCTCCGGCAAAAAGATAAACAAGCTAAACTAAAGGAGTTTCTGTATGGCATATACGTCGAAATACGGCTTCATCTATAAACGTCATCTGACGCCAGGTAGAGAAGTGCCAGCAACTCTTGAGGTAATTCTTGACAACACGCAAACACTCGTTGTGGGTGATTTGGTACGTTGGACCGCAGGTTATCTTCGTCCGGTTATAACTGCTGCTGCTTCCACTGGAGCAATCCTGGGAGTTTTGCAGGGGTTTGTAACGAGTAAAGGAGAGAATATCTTTAAAACTAAAGATACTATTTCCGGTACTAAAACGGGTGATGATACTTACGTTTCAGCGAGTACCAATACTACGGTTGATAAAGTTCGAGGAGTGGTAATTGTTGACCCGATGGCACTGTTTCTGGCTTATTCAAGTACTGCATTGACACAAGCCTATATAGGTTTGTGGCAAGCGGCTACTAATGCTGATGGAACAGGCTTTGATAGTTTAACGGGGACACCCGCTGCATGGAGCACTGGTTCATACCAGATGCAACTTGTAGAATTGGTAACCACGTTAGAGGATGGTTCAGCAACGACATCCTATGGACTTTACCGTATCGGTAGGAGTCAACTCATCAACGATTATGCGCTTTAAGGAGTAAAATATGGCATTACGAGCATCTTTCGGCGACGTTCTTGAACCCGGTCTTCGGACAATTTTCGATGACAAGTTTAAGGAAATACCGGAAGTTTTTTCGTCTATTTTCCATGTTAATTCCTCGTCAACTGATACGGAACGGGATAGTGCCATGACCGGATTTGGTTTATTGAACCAAACTGGAGAGGGTGCCCCTATTACGTATGAGGACCCGGTTCAGATGTACGATACGATATATGTACATTTGAAGTACACTAAGGGTTTTAGAGTTTCCGAAGAGTTGGTGGAAGACGATAGATATAACGTCATCAAAAAGAAACCCGCAGCTTTAGCCAAATCCTGTCGGAGAACGGCTGAGTTTCTAGCAGCCCAAGTTTTAAATAACGCATTCTCTTCCGGTACTGGTGGGGACGCAAAATATTTGTGTTCAACCTTGCATCCGAGAGCAGATGGTGGAACAGCTCAATCTAATGCTAGTGCAACTGGTATTACCTTGACTGAAGCTAACCTGAATACGGCGTTACTAGCAATGAGGGCACAACTCGATGACAAAGGAATGAAAGTAGCGGTGAAAGCCGATACGATTATTGTTCCTCCAGCTCTCGAGAAGACGGCACAGATTCTCACTAATTCTAAATTCCGACCGGGCACTGCTGACAATGATTTTAACTACTACGAAGGGCTTTTGAAGGTCATCTCTTGGGATTGGCTGACAAGTTCGACGGCGTGGTTCTTAATCGACAGCTCTGAACATGAACTGAATTGGTTCTGGAGAATTTCTCCTGAATTCAAACAGGATAATTCTTTTGATACCGGAATGGCCCTTTATAAGGCACGTTTCCGTTCTTCAAGAGGATGGTCAGATTGGCGAGGCGTATGGGGTTCTGCTGGCGACGGTGCGGCTTACGCATCGTAAGTTATAGTCTGTTAAACGGGGCTATGGTGGCCACCTAGAAACAGAAGCAGTTTAAAGAAGTCCAAAATCGGTATTGCGGAGCAAACTTACTTGAACTACCCACCACTTGAAAGATTTTATATAGTAACGGATAATTAAATAAGTTATGTCAATATACGAAGTCGGCAAAGGAATCAGCTCTCATTATTCAGGTCATGTTAGTGGAATTACCCATAAGGTTAGAGTTTCCGGGTCTGTTCCAAGTGATTTTGACAATTCTGCCGGTTTTGCTTATTATGACACGACTAAAGATGCATTTTGTGTTTATAGTGGAACACAATGGTTTTGTTATCCAGCATCAGGAACTTCAACTTCAACTACAACAACTAGTTCTTCAACCAGTACTTCAACAACCAGTACGTCTTTAAGTACATCTACAACGTCATCCAGTACTACAAGCACGTCTACTACCAGTACAAGTAGTTCAAGTACATCTCATAGTACATCTTCAACTAGTAGCACAAGTTCGTCAACTTCAACTACCAGCACATCAACAACGAGTAGCTCAACTAGTACAACCAGTTCTTCAACCAGTACTACGTCTACTACCAGTAGTTCGACTAGTACGACTTGAGGAGTATAATAAAAATATATGGGTGTAACACATACAAATATTTATTACTTAATGGCCAATGGGTTTTTAGCCCAATCAGCTACTCCGACTGACAGGGAGAATCCTGAGTATGAAACGGGTTCTTATATTAATGGGACATCAGATACATTGGAAGACGGGGATTGTTATTATGATACTGATAATGATGTATTCAAAATTCATATTGGAGCTAAATGGATGATTATTGGTTTTAGTTATATATAAAGATATGTCAACACATTTTACTGAAATTAGGGCAGTAGCAATGGGAATAAACGTAGATACGGCAAATCCGGTTTTTCCGACTGCGGGTCAAACATATTTTGATACGGTAGTGAAGAAATGGTATATCTATAATGGTTCAAAATGGATGCATGCAGTTAATGGGACTTCAACATCCACATCAACCACTTCCAGTTCCAGTTCTTCTACCAGTAGTACGTCCAGTTCTACTACTTCTACTTCCAGTTCAACATCTACGACATCATCAAGTACGTCCAGTACATCAACATCAACTACGCTCTTATAACATGAAAACGATTAAGAATATGATGAAAGAGGATATGGATGTCCCGTTTGAGGGATTTACATATACCTTTCCGGCAGATGAAATAGTAACGGTTGATGATAAGGTATATGAGTATGTAGCAACTACCTGGCCGTTATCTTTTGCGATTGGACAGAAATTAGATAAGATGACACCAGTAAAGGAAGCTAAAAAGGTAAAAACCAAATCGTTCTTTGCAAAACGTAATGTAGAAGATTTAGGGACGGAGGATATGAATATCCAGAGTCCAATGGGAGAAACACCGACATTCGGAGGGGTAGACCAACTTCCGAAAAGCGGTACGACTGATGCAGATGGTGTATCATGGTATGGTGACGGGGTTCAGATAGAAAATCCTAAAGGAGAATAATATGACAGACAAATCAATAGACCAATGTTTAAATTTTTATAGTGAAGATATTCCGACTACAGCGGCAGGAGTATCTTTAATTGGCCGTCCGGGTACGGTTTGGACACTTGTGGTGGTAGCTGATACATCCGATACGACAGTCATTAATTTTTCGGATGACTCTACTACGTATAGTAATGCCCATAGGATAGGTAAATTAGTTATTGTCGGACAAGATACAAA